CCTTTACCAGATTGATAACGGAAGTATTTCTTTGTTTGACGCACAGCACTGGCACCACGTGTGGGTGTTCCTGGGCCAAGAATAACACCGCCGTCAAACGGTCGGGGCAAGAACACAGCATTACTGCGCACGTTCACTGTTCCTGCAATTGTGCCACTTACGGCTGCGCCTGGTTTGGCTGTGTACGTGAATGTAGTTGTGCTTGGAATTTCTGTAGCAAAGAAACTGCCTGTGGCATAAGATATATTTGTTCCTGCTGTCAATGCTACAATTATTGGGGTTCCGGGCACAAGGCCGTGAGCATAGCGTGTGGTCACTGTGATTGTGCTTGGGGTTGCGCCATCACTGGTAATGCTAGTCACATCAAGGTCAGCACCTGTATACTGGAAGGCTTGACGCACAATTGAGTCAATTTGGTTGAGTGGATATCCCACTGCTGTACCTGTGGTTCTTGGTGGATAGTACGCAAAGTTGTTGTCGTTGGCGTAGTACACATAACTCACACCTTCAGCATTGCTGTTGGCTTGATTTTGATTGCTCACATAGTCTGTGGCAACTAAACCATGATCGGTGGCGTTCACCGCAATTTGTGGAATGTCAGCATTGCCTGTAGCATTGAAAATACCAGTCATGCGTATCACTGGAGATCCTGCGCCAGCTGCTGTGAGTGCTGTAGTATTAAATTGTCCGCGAGCAATGGTCTGTGTGCCATTGACTGCGGTGTTAATTGCACTCATGTTAACTAGCTCAACGTTGCCACTGAGCTTTTGGAACACTGATCCTGTAACAAATGCATTAGCTGGAGTGGTATTGTACCAACCTCGAGTTAGTTGCAATGTAGTACCGTTAGTGACTTCATAGATTTGCGCAATTTCAAGATTGTTTACAGCAAACACGTCATTGCCAATTGTGATGTTGGCGCTGCTGGCATTTGTGTTGTTGACTTGGCGAGTAACTGTCAGAGCGTTGGTTGAAACGTTGGTCACTGCCATGACTTCAAATACGTTGGCTGTGTCCGTTTCAACAATGATATAGCTACCGTCACTAATGCCTGCGGCTGCAACGTTGGCGCAATTAACTGTGGTTGTACCTGTACTGGTAATGTTGGCCACAGCAAGTGTTGTACCACCTGTGCCTGGATTGCCAATAATAACAATGTTGTCACCAGCACTAAAGTTTGTGGTACTTGCAACGGTAAATGTTCGTTCAGCTGAGCTATTAATATTAGCAGTTAGATAGTTACTGAAAAAAGCTGTTGTGTTACCTTGTGTTTGACTGACAATCAACGCAAAGTCGTCTACATGCCATTGAGGTGTGCCTGGGTTTTGTAATTTAAGACTAGTGTCAACGTTGCTGGTAATCACATCATCACCTGCAATCAGGCTAGCATAACCATTAGTATTGATTGTGATGTCTGCACCAATATCTTCATAAAACGTAGGAATATTTTGAATAGTACTTACGTTCTGCCACTTGGTGTTTTGCAAGCCGTATTCAAAGTCAGCGTCAATCAAGGACTGTGGGTTTGATACTCGGGCACGTCCAATTGCATCTGTGCCAAATGCCCAGGGTATTGTTTCTAAATTGGTACTTTCAACATAGATTGCCAGCAGGTCGTTGGCATTCATTGACACTGTGTTAGCATCCAGACTCAGTGTTGTTACACCAGCATAAGCTGTGGGGAAATCTGCTGTGGTTCCAGCAGTAAAGGCCACTATGCCGCCTTGAGTTGTGTCGCCAAAGTTGTAGATCGAAATCTGGTCTGTTGTGTTGTAAATGGCCAAAAAGTCCTCTAGGTTATAACGTCCAGGAACTTTAATTGTGCCACTACCTGCAACTCCTGGTGTGAACACATAATTACTTAATCTTTGTCTTGCCATTTTTTAAACTCCAAATATAATTTGATTAGCTGTCAACGTAGCTTGTGTGTTAGTTGAAAACTTATTGTAACTGATAGTACCAACAGCAATTTTGCTGTCGGTCACTGTGCCATCGCTTGGCGTTCCAGTATATAGTGTGTCTCCGAAGATGAGGCCAAAGAACGGAGTAAGCGCAGCCGGTGGGCTAACAAAACTTATGTTTGGTCCACTGATACTGAACCCTACACCAGGATTCAAAATTACGTTATTGAGACTTACCATCATTGCGTAAGAAGTTGGTGGCGAAAATGCCGTACCGTCAATTGTGATTGGGAATGTGCTGGTAGTACCATCAAATGACGGCGTATCCATTTTTCTATATTGTCCAATCTGCGGTGTATTACCTAAGTAAGCCATTTATTTTCCTTAAATTTTGCCTATTACAACTTCAATCACGCCTTCGTTGCCGTCAAAGTTTTCTAATGCTTTTCCTATCACAGTGCCAACCCCAGGATTCATGTTTGATCGTGCTCGGCCATTGCCTGCACTCACCATCAAATCTCCTTTGACCACTGGACCTCGTACTTTACAAGGAACACGACCAACCAGTGCAACGCTAGCAACGTATTCAGCATCCAGGTGGCTGTTCATCAAGTAAGCTGGGCTTGTAGAAACCACACCAGCAACTCTTGGACTACCGTCCCATTGAGCAATGGTAACTTCTTTTTCGCCGCCAAATTCTAACACTGTGCCTGGCTCGTATTCAGCATCTGCCTCGTAGTTCTCTGCCAAGTCAGCGTATTGTGCTGTGGTTGCTTTGGCAAACACAGTGTTGAATGTAGTAGTTGAACTACCAATGTTACCAACACCAGTTGAGCCACCGTTGACAATGGCTGTAACTGCACCACCTGAGTTCACAGTAATTGCACCACTGACTGCCAAGCTAGTTAATGTGCCAACTGAGGTAATGTTACCTTGTGCTGCTGTAGTTACTGTGCCTGCTGTAGTTGCCGAAGTTGCTGTTGGAACTGTACCAGTAACGCTAACAGTAACTGCACCAGTTGCACCACTAACTGCAATGTTTGTGCCTGCAACAACACTAGTAACACCGGAGTTAGTAATAGTAACTGCACCAGTTGCTCCGCTTACTGAAATACCTGTACCAGCTACAGCTGAACCAACGCCACCGTGTGTGTGATCTTCACGAGCATATTTTAAACTTGTGCCAACTGCGGCTGTTCCGATTGTGTTTGGACTCAAAGCACCTGCTTGCCCAACAACGAATGCTGTACTAGCTGCTTGTGTTGTGTTAGTATTTGCTGTAGCAGTTGGAATAGAAACGTTACCAGTAGTAACAGTAATGTTATTTGTAGTGTTGATTGCACTTACAACGTTACCGCTCAAACTTAATCCAACAGCATTTACGTTACCGCCATTGATGTTACCAGTAGCTGATACTAAACCAGCTGTGTTAAAGTTACCAGCTGAAGCATTACCCGAAACTGTTAGACTTGACAAAGTACCAACTGATGTAATATTGCCTTGAGCACCATTAGTTACTGTTGCGGCTGTTGTAGCACCACCACTCAATGTTGCAGTAATTGTACCAGCTGAGAAATTTCCCGAACCATCTCGAGCAACAATTGCACTAGCTGTATTTGCATTAGTAGCGTTACTTGTTAAAGTGATACCGCCTGTGGTTGAGTTAACACTAATACCTGTACCAGACGTTGTTAAGCTGGCAACACCTTGGTGAGTGTGATCAGATCTTGCCCAGCGTGTACTTGTGCCTGCGGCTGCTGTTGCACTGATAGCAGCAGGTGCAGTTGAGCTTGCTTGGCCAATAACATACGCAGTGGTTGCCAGTTGTGTTGTGTTTGTGTCTACCGCGGCATTTGCTGCTGTTGCAATGTTTGTAAAGCTGGCATTGTTGGCCACAATGTTACCACTTGCACTTACACTTGCACCGTTGATTGCAGCACTTGATAATACGTTGCCACCACTAATGTTAGCTGTAGCATTAATGTTACCAGTTGCAGTAATCAATCCAGCAGTAATAAAATTTCCACCAGTTACGTTGCCAGTTGCACTGATTGTGCTACCTGTTGTAATTGTACCGTTGGTTGCTAGGTTGCCACCAGTTACTGTACCGCTGGCACTGATTGTAGTTGCACCGGTAATTGTACCTGTTAGTACCAAGCTAGCTGCATTAACTGCGCCAACGGCTGTAATTAGGCCGCCTGTGATAATGTTTCCGCCTTGGATATTACCAGTTGCAGTGATCAATCCAGCTGTGCTTACATTGCCGCCGTTGACGTTGCCAGTGGCACTGATGTTGCCAGTAGCACTTAGTGTAGTTGCAGCAATTACGTTGGCCCCAGTGATGTTGCCTGTGGCTGAAATTAATCCGCCAGTGTTAATATTACCGCCAGTGATGTTACCAGTTGCACTTACATCGCCAGTAACATAAGCACCGTCCGATGCTAGCACCAAAACGTTGGCTGTGCTGTTTACTTGCACTGTTACGTTGGAGTTGGCAATTACACGAACATTTGATGTTCCGTTAGTGAGTTGAGTCGTGCTCAACCCAGACAACAAACTACCATTACCTAAAATGTAGTTGCCGGTAATGTTGCCAGTTGCTGAAACTAATCCACCTGTAACAATATTGCCACCTGTGATGTTGCCAGTAACTGAAACTGTAGTACCTGTGTGTGTTGTTGCATTGACATTGGCACCACCCAAGATGTTGCCACCAGTGATGTTGCCTGTGGCTGAAATTAATCCGCCAGTGTTAATATTACCGCCAGTGATGTTACCAGTTGCTGAAACTAAACCACCTGTGTCTACGTTTGCACCTGTTACGTTGCCCGAGCCGCTGATAGTTGTGCCAGAAATAGCAGCACCTGTTACAGCACCAACTGCATTGATTGCTCCCCCAGATGAGATATTACCACCTGAAATGTTAGCAGCTGACGTAATATTACCTGTAGCAGTAATCAATCCGCCTGTTTGTACGTTAGCACCTAGCACGTTGCCAGTAGCACTGATGTTACCAGAGGCAGTAATTACGCCGGTAACTGCTACACCAGTTGAACTAACTGTGGCAATTGTTGTACCGTTTACGTTTTGTACAATGCTTCCATTAGGACTAGAAATAATAACTTTAGAGTTAGAATTAAAAATTTGCGTTGAATCAACAGCAATACCAGTCAGTTGACTACCGTTACCAATAAAGTATGTGCTAACAACGTTGCCTGTTGCTGATAAATTTGCTGCTACTACGTTGGCATATCTAAAACTTGCATCACCTGTGGCCACAGTGGTTGTTGGCGGAACTAGTAAGTTACCAAAAAACTTGTATTGACCGTCTGTTACATCGCGGAAGTAGCCACTGTAACGAGTGTTAGCGCCATCATAAAATTGTGTAACCACACCAGAATCATATGTGTCACCAGGATTGTTGTTGGCTAAAAAGATAAACGGATCTGTCACGTCCAAACTGTCTGTGCCAGTTGTGGTAAATGTACCGTTAACAGTAAAATCGCCAACGCAGGTGATATTACCACCAATGTTCAAGTTGGCTGCAACCCCCATGCCGCCAGATACAACTACTGCACCTGTGCCAATGTTGCCACTTTGTGTAGCGTCAGTTACTCGAACAATACCACTAGTAGTAATGTTACCTGTTGCTCCAATACCACCTGCTACAGTCAGTGCTCCAGTTACGTTACTAGAGCTTGCTACGTTAGCATTAAATGTTACTTTGTCTGTGCCAGCAATAGACACTGTCATTGAAGTAGCATTACCCCAATACAGACCAGAGTTATTTGCTGCCAAACTATACACGCCAGGTGCACCTTCTGTCCCGGCCGGGAAAGCAGTTGCTTGAAGATCTAGTGTGTTAAGTGCGCCGCCACGAAATGTAACAGTGATGTTATTGGTGCCCGCACCTGGAGCGGTTGTAAATATTAAACTAGTACCTTCAGCATCGTAGTCAACGCCGGGTCTTTGCGAAGTATTGCTAATTAAAACGTCAAGGTCACTAGCCGAAGCAACATTTCGTTGTAGGAAAAATTGCGTAGACGAGCCGTTACCACTGAAATATTCAGTGCTGCTATTCAGTAGCGGTACATTAGGATTAAGACCAATATAACTCATATTATGTAATTTCCAAAATACTTAAAACAGCATCAATTGAACTGGCTGCACTACTTTCAATGTAAATCTTATCTCCTGTTAACAAAACAACTTTTTGGTCTCCGCCAACTGCTACCAAACTGGCGCCAGACGAGATTGGTGCATTTGCAGTAACAAAAGTATTTGCTGCTCCATCGTTGATAAAAACATTGGCAGTGATAGAACTTCCTGTTTTATTTGTAACAGTCAGACCAACTACTACAACTGTAGTATTTGCAGCCACAGTATAGGCACCAATGGCTATGGCCGTGGTTCCTATGTTCTGACTCAGTTTTCTTGAAAAAGTATTTGCCATTTCGTTTTATCCTAAAGCTATTGATAATGCTATTGCATCATTTACTGTTGCCACTGGGGCACCATTGATATTTATGACCCCAGAAACTGCTACGTTTCCAGCAGTGATGTTGCCTGTTGCGCTAACTTGGCCACCAGTTGTGATGTTTCCACCACGAACGTTACCGGTAGCTGATACTAGACCAGCAGTGTTGACATTACCACCAACTACGTTACCAGTTGCACTTACAGTAGCACCTTGCACCAGTGCTACTGCAATTACATTACCACCAGTGATGTTACCTGTTGCAGTGATCAGTCCAGCTGTGCCAACATTACCACCTGTGATATTACCTGTAACAATTGCTGTTGTTGGTACCACTAGAGCGTTGACATTACCAGTGCTAGTTACTAGCAAGTTACCGCTGGCAACATTACCAGTTGCGCTCACGTTACCAGTTGAGCTCAATACGGCAGCAGTTACGCTACCATCAACACCAAGGTTGCCAAGTACGTTACCGCTCAAGCTCAATGTAGAGCTAATCAAGTTACCGCCAGTTACGTTACCTGCTGCACTGAATCTACCAGCAGTAGCAAAGTTGCCACCAGTTACGTTACCAACAGCAGATACAAATCCACCTGTTGTAATATTACCACCTGCAACGTTACCTGTTGCAGTAATTAACCCACCTGTTGTAATATTACCACCTGTGACATTACCTGTGGCTACAACTGCACCGGTTGTGTTCAAGTTTCCGCCAGCTACATTTGCACCAGTTATATTACCAACTGCGCTAATAATACCACTTGCAGTAATGTTACCGCCTGCAATATTTCCAGAGTTGGTAGTAATGTTGCCTGTTGCACTGAGTGCACCAGCTGCTGTGATATTGCCACCGTTGGCTGTGCTAATTGGGCCGCCAACTGTAAACACATTACCAACACTGTCAAACACCAGGCCAGTTGATCCAACAGTTGCGCCGCTATTGCTGAATAGAATTTGTGTGTTAGCAACAGATACAACAATGTTACCAATAAAGTTTGCACCACTAACATTACCAGTTGCTACCACATTACCAGCTGTGGTTAAATTACCACCAATGATATTACCAGTTGCACTTATTAATCCACCTGTTAGTAAATTGCCGCCTGCTACGTTAGCAGTAGATGTTACGTTACCAGTTGCAGTTATAAATCCGCTGGTTAAGAAGTTTCCGCCAATTATGTTTCCAGCAGCAGTTACAAGACCAGTTGTACGCAAGTTGCCGCCAGTTAAACTGGCTGTCACAACTGTGTTACCAGTAACATCAAATGATCCTAGAACAACACCGTTTCCAGATGCTGTAATACTACCAGCTGATACTAAGTTACCGCCTCTAATATTGCCAGTAGCTGACATCAAGCCAGCGGTGTTGATATTACCGCCTGTTACGTTGCCAGTTGATTGTATTGTACCAGTTGCAGTTACTAAGCCGCCTGTGACTACGTTACCACCTGTTACGTTGCCTGTTGCAGTTACTAAGCCGCCTGTGATTAAATTGCCACTGGTAGTGTTACCAGTTACACTCAGTGTGGCCAGTGTGCCAATTCCTGTTGCCACAACATCTGTCAACTGACTACCGTTACCAATGAAGAATGGAGCAGTGACGTTGCCAGTTACGTTCAACGCACTAATAACATTGCCAGCCAAGCTAACATTTGTTGTGTTAACATTGCCGCTGATTACGTTGCCAGTAGCAGATACAAATCCACTTGTGAGTACGTTGCCAGCAATCACATTGCCAACAGCGCTTATGCTAGAACCAGAACTTTGACCATTTGCTCTCAATACAACTGCATTAACCGCGTTAGCAAAATCTGCTTGTCCAGTAACACCCAACGTGCCCAAGGCTGTTAACGCTGTGCTAGCAATAATATTAGTTGCAGTAACATTTGCGCCAGTGACATTGGCCACAGCAATTACGTTGCCGCCAGTAATGTTGGCCGTTGCATTAAGAGCACCAATAACGTTACCACTTACACTTAATCCGGTTACATTTAAGTTACCGCCACCAATGTTACCAGTAACTGCTAGACTACCTAATGTGCCAACTGCTGTAATGTTTGTTTGACTTGCTGTGAGCAATGTACCAACAATGCCTGTTGCGGTTAAGTTACCGCCTGTGATGTTGCCAAACGCACTAACTTGACCTAGTGTTGTGATGTTGCCGCCATCAACGTTACCGGCTGCTAGTACTGCACCTTGAGCGCTTACTTGTCCGGTAGTGTTGATGTTACCACCAGTTACATTACCTACTGCACTTGCTGCTCCAGCTGAGTTAACTGTACCTGCTGTTACTGTGCTAGTAATGTTCAATGCACTAACAACGTTACCACTTAGGCTCAAACCTGCAGCATTTAAGTTACCACTAGTAATGTTACCAGTGGCAGTAATCAACCCACCTGTTGAAATGTTACCACCAGTGATGTTGCCAGTTGCTGTTGCACTTGCAGCAAGTACAGCACCAGTTGCACTCACAATACCTGCGTTAACATTACCACCAATAATGTTACCAATTGAACTTACTAAGCCAGCTGTGTTGATATTACCACCAACTACGTTACCAGTGGCACTTACAGTAGCACCTTGTACCAATACTGTAGCAACTACATTACTTGCTGCAACGTTTGCAGAAAGTTGTGCACCGGTACCCACAAAATTAACACCTGCAATGTTAGCAGCACTTGTTATATTGCCAGTTGACCCAATGGATCCAGTTGTGAGTAGATTGCCACCAGTGATATTACCTGTTGCAGTGATAGTTCCAGCATTTAATATTCCAGCTGTGAACAAATTGCCACCGTTGATGTTACCAGTTACGTCCAATGGACTCAGCACGTTACCAGTCAGGCTCAATCCTGCGGCATTTAGGTTGCCACCAGTGATATTACCTGTTGCACTAATACTTCCAGCATTTAATATGCCAGCTGTAAACAAGTTACCACTGGAGATATTACCAGTTACGTTCAATGGACTCAGCACGTTACCAGTCAGGCTCAATCCGTTGGCATTTAGATTACCACCAGTTACATTGCCGCTTACACTTAAGGTAGTACCTTCAAGTGTACCAACAACAAATGTACCATAGCTGTTGACTGTTACTATTTCGTTGGCTATACTAACATCACTGGCAGCAAATAGTTTACCAGTCAAGTCATCCCATCCAACAAACGCTTGTTTTTCTGTAGTATTAAAGTACCACATGTCCACGCCACGATCTTTTCCATCGTCGGCTACCAACGGAGTATTGTTTGGGCCTCGGCCCAATCCAATAATTGGATCTTCAATGCTAAGTGTTGACACGTTAATATAACTAATATTACCGTTTATTGTTAAGTCTCCGCCAATTACAGCATTGCCAGTAGTGGTCAATGTTGTAGAATTTACACCGCCACTAGTATTGATATTACCAACTGCGGTAACAATTCCGCCAGTGATTAAATTGCCACTGGTAGTGTTACCAGTTACACTCAGTGTGGCCAATGTACCAATGCCTGTGGCAACTACACCTGTCAACTGAGAGCCGTTGCCAAAGTAGTAGGGTGCTGTAACGTTACCAGTTACATTCAATGCACTGATTACGTTGCCTGACAAACTAACGTTTGTGGTGTTAACATTGCCACCAGTTATGTTACCTGTAGCTGATACTAAGCCAGCTGTGTTGACGTTGCCACCTGTTATGTTACCAATACCAGATACTGTTGATCCAGAAATAATAGCACCAGTCGCTGATACCAGACCAGCTGTGTTGATGTTGCCACCGTTGATGTTGCCACTTGCCGTGACAAGACCAGTACTGACGTTTCCACCACTGACATTTCCTGTAACTGCAAGGCTTCCCAAAGTACCAATTGTTGTAATGTTAGGCTGGCTTGCTGTAAGAACCGTACCAATTACGTTGGCAGTAACGTTACCAGCTACGCTCAAACCAACAGTACTAAATGTAGCCACACCGCCTGTACCAGCAACACCAACAGTGACGTTGCCCGAGCTTGCTACAGAAACATTTGATGTTCCATTAACAATTGATGTTGGTGTGCCGCCTGCTGCAATACCAGTTAATTGAGATCCGTTACCAATGAAGAATCCACCAGTGATGTTGCCAGATGTGGATATTGGATTAGTTGCAAAAGCAGCCAAATTGGCTGCTACGTTGGCATTGCCATATGTTGCTGCCAGACCTGTTAGCAACGAACCGTTGCCAATGAAGAAATTACCAGAAACGTTTGCAGATGAAATAATATTACCAGCTGCTGATACTAGCCCGGCTGTTGTGACATTGCCACCAATCACATTGCCGGTGGCGCTCAATATTACAGAAGTAATTACGTTAGCACCACTGATGTTGCCCAGAGAGCCAAGGGTTGTGATATTGCCAGCAGTGATGTTAGCAGTGGTTGTAATATTTGATGTGGTGTTGATTGCACTCACAACATTGCCACTCAGGCTCAATCCAATGGAATTTAGGTTGCCACCAGTGATATTGCCAGTAGTTGAAATTGGATTTGATCCAAGTGCAGCCAAATTAGCAACAACGTTGGCATTGCCGTATGTCGCCGCTAACCCAGTTAATAAGCTACCGTTACCAATGAAGAACCCACCAGCAACGTTGGCTGTGGTTGTGATGTTGGCTGCTGATACTAAAGCTGATACAACGTTGCCACTCAAACTCAATCCTGCGGCATTTATATTACCGCTTGTGACGTTACCTGTAACACCCAATGATGTTAATGTACCAACGCTAGTGATGTTAGTTTGAGCCGCAGTTGCTAAAGTACCAACAATGTTAGTACCACTTAGGTTGCCACCAGCAATGTTGCCTGTTGCACTAATCAATCCTGCAGTATTAATGTTTCCACCAGTGACATTGCCAGTGGACGATACTAATCCACTTGTGTTGATATTTCCACCAACAACGTTGGCACTGGCACTGACTGTGGCACCTTGTACCAGTGAAGTAACAACCAAGTTACCTGCTAGAACGTTGCCAACTGTAACCACATTGCCTGACAAAACGTTGCCTTGAGCACTAAGGTTGCCTAGTACTGCTAATACATTTGAATCTTTGTTGTAGGTCAATCCGCCTACAGCATCTGCATTGCCATTGGTATTGAATAGAACTTGTGTGTTTGAACCAGGAACAACAATGTTACCTGTGATGTTACCGGCAAAGTTACCAACAAAGTATCCAGCAGTGGTAATGTTACCTGTTGCCGACACTTGGCCTTGTGTGGTCAAATTGCCACCAGCTACGTTGCCTGTGGCTGCAACACTGGCAGGAGCAAATGCACCTGTTACTGATAAGTTGCCACCTGAAATGTTAGCAGTGGTAACAATATTGCCTGTAGCACTTACAATACCTGTGTTGACATTTCCACCTGTAATATTTGCCGTGGTTGTGATTGTACTTGTGGTATTGACTGCACTAACAACGTTACCACTCAGACTCAAGCCTGTGGCATTCAAGTTACCACCTGCAATGTTAGCAGTGGTTGTGATTGCACTTGTGGTATTAATTGCGCTTAACACGTTTCCACTCAAGCTCAACCCTGCAGTATTAACATTACCAGCAGTGATATTACCAGTTGCACTGACTCTAGCACTGTTGACATCGCCTGTGACATTAGCATTGCCACTAGTTGATATGTTGGTCAATGTACCCACACTTGTGATTGCTGATTGAGTGCCTGTGGTTAATGTGCCAGCAATGTTGCCACCGCTGATGTTGCCAGTTGTGATAATGTTAGCTGTGTCTGTTCCAGAAGCTAGATAGTTTGCTACATCAGCATTGCCATAACTTGAAGCAACACCTGTTAAGAAAGCACCATTACCTAAAATGTAATTACCGCTAACGTTGGCACCACTGACAATGTTACCCGACGCACTGATTACGCCTGTTACATATTCGCCTGTCGCAGCAAATGTAGCAACACTTGTACCAGCCGCACCCACAGTAACGTTGCCTGAAGCGGCTGCTACCACATTAGATGTGCCATTCACAATTGAACTTGGTGTTCCACCGCCGCCAGATATACCAGTCAGCAAACTACCATTACCAATAAAGAAGTTACCAGAAATATTTGCTGTGGTTGTGACATTGCCTTGTAGTGCTACCAAGTTGCCTGTGTATGTAGGCAAGTATGTGGCCACATTAGAATTGCTGTAGTTTGCTGTGATACCTGATAATTGGCTACCATTACCAAGGAAGAATCCTGCTGTGACATTGCCTGTGGTCAAAATAGGATTTGAACCAAATGCTGCCAGGTTGGCTGCTACGTTAGCGTTACCATAAGCAGTAACCGTACCCGAGCCGGTCAACACTGTGGTTTGACCAGACTCGTTGGTCATTATGATTGAAGTTGCATTGGCGCTGATCGAAGCATTGCCAAGGAAGATAGTACCATTGGCCAAGAACAAGTCATTGAACGCATTAGTTGCACTACCAATGTTCTTTAATACGTTTCCAGCAGGCAACAAGTTACCTGAAATTGTTAAATCTGTACTGGAGAATACCGCAACGTTGCCTACACCAGCAACTGATACTGTTACGTTTGCACCCGACCCACTGATGCTTACATTAGAAGTTCCGTTAGTAATTGCAGCGCCGCCAGATGCCACAATGCCAGTAAGGGCAGCACCGTTACCAACGAAATATGTGGCTAGAACATTTCCAGCTGATTGGATATTGCCCGATGCGCTTATGCCTGTGGTGCCGTCTAGTTCGATTGCCATTTATTCAGTCCTTTAATCTTATATTTATGGTACCACATTGAATGTTGATGAGGTAGGTACAGTAATAGACAAGCCACTTGGGATTGTCAATGGGCTAACCATCATTGCCGAGACATTGGCCTGGACTGTGATGTTAGCTGAGAGTGTTCTTGGAGTGGCAATAACGCCGTTTACAAATAGAGAAGTTCGACTTACAGTAACAACGTTACCGGTACCGTTGATACCAATAGTTACGTTGCCACCTGATGTTGAGATTGCTACGTTGGAGTTACCGTTAACAATTGCTTGGCCGTTGCCAGAGCCACCACTAATGCCAGTAAGCAAGGAACCATTACCAACAAAGAAGCCAGCATAAACAGTGTCAAAGCGTAAAGCTGTGCTACCTAGGTCGTACACATTATCAATGCTGGGAATAATTGCAGCATTGGCCTGAATACTCCCAACGCCATTGGGCTTGAGCACAATGTTTGTGTTTGTGGTAGTAGTTGTGATGGTGTTATTAGCAATTTGTATGTTGCTATTAACAGGACCGCTGGTCCAAATCTGCGTAAAGTTTTCGTTTACCGCATTAAACGCATCACGTAACGGTTCACCAGTTCCGTCATTTGCCGCTGCGCCAATATCAATGATCTGTTGTGTCATGTAGAATCAAGTCCTCTGGTTGTATTTACCAAAGGACGTTGATTGGGGATTTGCGGTGGGAGTTAGGTGTTAGACGCGGCCAACAACCATTTCGATTGTGCCAGAATTGCCAGTGAAATCTTGTAGTGATTTACCAATTATTGATCCTGGTTTAGGGTCTTGATCTGCTCTAGCTGTGCCATTCCCAGCACTTACTAGCATGTCACCTTTGACAATGTTGCCAGTGACGCTGACAGGCACACGACCTTGAAGTGCTACAACAGCAATATGTTCAGCATCCAGGCCACCATTCATCAAGTAACTAGGATTGGCACTAATTACACCTGCAATCTTGCGATCAGCATCTGTTGAACTACGTGTAACTTCAGCTGATCCACCAAAGCTCACAACAGTACCAGGTGCATAATCAGCATCAGCTACATATTTTTCAGCCAAGTCAGCATATAGTGCTGTGGTTGCTGTGGCAAATAATCGGTTAAAGTAGTTTGAACTAGATCCAATATTACCAACTGCGTTGCCTGCACCATTAACAATAGCTGTGGCAGCAGCGCCAGAGTTGACTGTGAGTACGCCTGCTGTGGTCAAGTTACCACCAGTAATGTTTGCTGTGACTGCTAGACTACCAAGCGTACCAACACTAGTGATGTTAGTCTGAGCCGCTGTTGTTAGGGTACCAACAATGCTTGTGCCTTGCAAGTTACCAGAAGTTACGTTGCCGGTTACTGCTAAACTTGTTAGTGTACCAACACTCGTAACATTATTTTGAGCGGCAGTAGTTAGGGTACCAACAATGCTTGTGCCTTGCAAGTTACCCGAGGTAATGTTGCCAGTGACTGCCAATGAACCAAGTGTGCCAACTGATGTAATATTGGTCTGGGACGCTGTTGTTAATGTACCAACAATACTTGTTCCTTGCAAGTTACCCGAGGTAATGTTGCCAGTGACTGCTAATGAACCAAGTGTGCCAACACTTGTGATGTTTGTTTGAGAAGCAGTAATTAACGTACCAGCAATACTAGTACCATTTAAATTGCCGCCATTAATGTTACCTGTAGCTGATACTAAGCCAGCTGTATTGATGTTGCCACCGGTAATGTTACCACTTGCACTAATTGTAGTGCTACTAATATTACCAATCACAGTACCAATCAGATTGCCACCTTGAATGTTGCCACTCGATGTAACATTGCCAGTAACTGCTAGACTAGTCAAAGTACCTACACTAGTAATGCTATTTTGTGTGGCAGTTGTTATGGTACCAGCTAAACTAGTTCCGCTGACATTACCGTTGATGTTTATAGTGTATGTTCCAGACAAACGGTCAGAACTTACTGTGCCAGATGTGAGCGCTGTGGCGTTAATGTTGGTAGTAAGCAATGTACCAATGTTGGCAGTACCAGCAGTGGTAATATTGCCAGCTGTTACATTACCTGTTATACTTGCTAATCCGGTTACATTTACGTTGGCTGCATTTACGTTACCTGTTGCACTAACTCTACCAACGAAGTCAGCACCCAGAGTGGACAGAACAATGATGTTACCAATACCGCCAATATCTGAATATATGTTGCCGCCAGAGCTTGCAACAGTCATTACTGATGTGCCGTTTGAAATTTGGTTAACCGCTGCATTTGAGAAAGCAGTAACGTTGGTAAGGAATGTACCATCACCAATGAAAAATCTATTGGTAGAAATATTGCCAGATGCACTGATAATTCCAGCGTTGCCATTGTTAATTGAAATGCTACCAGCATTCAACACACCCGTTACAAATGCGCTGCCTCCAGTTACTAAGTTAGAGCCAGTTACGTTGCCCGCAGCACTAACGTTGCTTGATGCGTTCAAGATGCCTGTTGATATTACGTTACCAACACTGACATTGTTACCAGAGATGTTACCAGTCGCTGATACTATACCTTGTGTAATTAAATTATCACCAGTGATGTTACCAACTGCTGTGATTTGAGCATCACTAACAATGTTACCACCTCGTACATTTCCAGTCACAGTAATACCATCAGCACCACCTTGGAATCCACCTATAACATTTACGTTACCCCCGTTGATGTTGCCGCTTGCGCTAACAATAGCTGTATTAACATTACCACCGTTGATGTTGCCTGTGGCTGTTACTACGCCAGAAGATACTAAATTTCCGCTTGCCACGTTTGCAGCCGAGGTAATGTTTCCACTGACATATGCAGTACCTGTTACACCAAATGTGGTAGTTGGATTTACGTTAGCAATACCAACGTTGCCTGTTGGTAGAATTGTTACCACAACACCAGGTGATGCAGTTTGTCCAGTTAAAAATTCAATCTTGCTGTTACCAGCAGCATCTGTGTACGTGGCTCTAATAGCTGTGCTTACTCGTGCGCCTGGAGTTGATGTATCACCGGAAAACCATTCAACAGCACCAATTACAGTATTTGCAGTACCGGTTGTATCTGTATCTGTAAAACGTATAGTTGGTTGTGTTACACTTGAATCTCTTGTGATAAACACATTACCAGAGGTGTTGATATTTCCACCATTGACGTTGCCTGTAGCCGATACCACGCCAGCTGTGTTAACGTTACCGCCGGTTACGTTACCACTTACACTAGTTACACCAGTAATATATGCACCAGTATTAGCAAATACCAACACGTTAGCAACGCCTGTAACGCCTACCGTGACGTTTGAACCTGGTGTTGTAATATCAACGTTGGAGTTACCACTAAAAATTCTACTAACTGTCAAGTTACCACTTAGACTAGTGTTACCAGTAACAGTAAGGTCGCCTATGATGTCAACACTTGTAGTTTGTAATGTGATACTGTCGTTGCCCGTGAGGGTTTGAACAATATAGTCGCCGTTGACACGTTTATAAGTAGACATTTAGAGATCCTTTGTGTTATTTATACGGTCTAAGAACTCTACCATGGGCATGGTCTGCATATTTGGTACTTTTGTAAATTCTGCAATTTCAGCAGTGGTATTACCATGCACTCTAATAAAGCGTACCAGCGGAAAATCTTTGGCCACTTGCACTAGTTGTCGTGCCCAATTACCAGTAAAAGTAGGAGTTGTTGCACTTTTTTTATAAAACTCAGTGTCTGCATACACATTGTTAAAATTATTGTTTACAGGTCCCATATCAAACCCCACAAGATAAACAGATATAGCTCCATCAAATGCAGCGATACTAGCTGCAATAGGACCAGAGCTGTAGCCATAATATTTTTGAGGTACTGGATGGGCACCGTTACCTGCTATGGGTCGTCTTGTGTAGAATCTATTTTTTGCTGGATATCCAGAATCTTGTATTCTGGTACTGATTGGACGATCTGTGCTTACTAGTACCGTGGGCGTAAAATCTCTATACAGAGCATTACAGCCGTAGACTGGCCCACAATGTCTTAAATTTTCTAAATCTACCTGTTGTCGGCTTACGCCATTGCCTAATACAAATGCTCTACTCATAAAAAATCCCCCCAGTAATTAGCTGAGGGGATCCCGGTGTTAAATCAATTAGGAAGTAACGTTGTCAACAATAACCACATCAACCAAGTTCTGTTGTCCAGAAACGTTGGCAGCAGCGGTTGTGCCAGACTTGATAACTGTGCCTTCGTCTGTGAAGAAGTTGGCAGAAAATCGAACATCATTTACAACTTGATCAGCAGCGTATGTTGATCCTCCAGCCCAGTCCAACAAGAACTTGTTGGTCAACTTGCTGATTGGAGTAGCTGTAGAGTCGTTGTTGGTGTATGTGATAGCCATCAACCCGGCTGCAGGAGTCACATCGTTGTCAAGCACACAAACACCTACAGAATTTGCTGTGCCCGATCCTGCTCCGCCAACTGAAGTTGCTGTGAAAATTGTACCTACACCATAGTTGCTAGGTGCGCCATACAAGTTCCAAGTTGTGGTTCCAACTGAAGTGATCTGATATGCTTGGCCAACCAAAAGGCTGCCATCATTGACAGCAGTAACAGAACCAACTAGATATTTGTGTGACCCTTTTTGGCGTATAATGTATCCTTGAGCAACACCAAGGCCTGTACCCGAAGGGTTGGCAATGTTAACAATTACGTCCACACGAGGATTAGTTGCACTGGGAGTGTCTGTAGCGGCTGCGCCACCTACCACACCTAGATACTGAGCATTGGTCATATTACCAACTGAGTTTTTAACTGGATTGGTTAAACTGCCAAAGTCTGGAAAACCTAGATCGATGCCTACGCTGGCACCATCATTACCGGAACCGGTAGATAATTTTTGAATTTTTAGAGGACGACCCATTTTGATTTCTCCTTATAGAAGCCCAATGCGGGTTCTAGCCGCTACGCTGTGGGTATTAATCTCAGCATAAAACACCGTATTGTGTTGACAAGTATTTATGGAAAATGTAAAATAGTACCATACTGGAGTGTAAATACCCGATGGATATCAATCAAATTATAGAGCAAGGCAATCAATACCGTGCCAACAATCAGCCCGAAGCAGCTTTACAGTGCTATGCCGAGGCCATGCGCATGGATCGTAATAGTTCTGCGGCGTTCAACAACTACGGCAATGTACTACGAGAAGTAGGCGAGCCCAAAGGTGCTGTACCTTTCTTAACAAGGGCAATGCAACTTGAACCTAAAAATGTTACTGCAAAATTTAATCTAGCAATTGCATACCTGTTGGATGGCAACTACGAACAAGGCTGGCCAGCTTATGAAACTCGCTGGGACTACGAGCATTTGGCTGGAACAATGCCTCCATTTTCCCAGCCGCGTTGGAAAGGTGAGGATCTTCGAGGCAAGACTATCTTGGTAGTTGGTGAACAAGGTCATGGAGATAACATACAATTTGTACGCTTCCTGTACAACTTACATGTGATGGGCGCTGAAATTATTTTACAAGTAACTGATGGACTTGTGCCATTGTTAAGTGCAAGTAACATCATCAAACGGGTAAGTGGATACGACTATACTGTAACAGATTTTGATTACTGGGTACCGATCATGAGTATTCCTGGAATCATTGGTGTCACTGCCACAAACTTGCCGCGGCCAGTTAACTATCTTAATCCTGATGCAGCTTTGCAAAAGCACTGGCAAGATTACTTTGGATCAAAGACCAAAATGCGTGTGGGATTCAGCTGGAGTGGACGGCGAGACAACTGGCTCAACAAGCACAAGGGTATGCCTTTTGAAGACATGGTTGCTATGATTCAGGCTAACCCTGAGTATGAATGGGTAAACTTTCAAGCTGATTGCACACCAGAAGAAGAAGCCAAGCTACAAGAAATTGGTGTACACTGTTTGCCAGCCAACCCCAATATGTGGGCAGATGCAGCGGCACAAATGATGCATATGGATGTGATTGTTAGTGTTGATACTGCTGTTGCACATCTTGCTGGCAGCTTAGGGCGGCCCACCTGGATCATGTTGAACTGGTTTGCTACAGACTGGCGCTGGATGTTGAATCGTGATGACTGTATCTGGTATTCAACTGCTAGATTGTTTAGACAGCCCAAGATGGATGACTGGGCAAGTGTAACCAAAAAAGTTAGTCAGTATCTTTCATGGTTCAAAGTGTAAACTATAGACGCTCATTAAAAAACCCGCCGAAGCGGGTTTTTCTTTGGGTGCAATCTCTGATTAAGAGAAAGACAAGTTAGATACAGCAATCTCACCAACATAGTCACCAGCATTACCAAAAGATGATGCAGTGTTTGTCAATTCGATGTAGCCATAACGTGTCATGAATGACACGACTGGTTCGAATGTTGTTGGGTCAAGAACAACACCAGAGCTCATCAACGGAATGTATGGGCAATAGAACGCAGGAGCGTCAGCTTCTGAAGAACCTTTGTAACCAACCAATACTGGTGTAGTGTCAGCAGCATAGCTATCAACAAACACACGCATTGCGCCGTTCAATGTACCAACAAACTTGGTGTTTGTAGGAGCTTCGAATGTACCTTCTGTAGTGCGAGCAAAAGCAGAAGTTGTTGCAGATTGCAATACTGTCAATGCAGCAGAGCTAACAACAGCGTAGTTACCAGCGCCACGACGTGTACGTTGGGCGATCAAGTTAGCAACACGGTTGATCAAAACAGCTAGAGCAGCGTGTTCATCACCAACGAATGTAGCTGTACCTGAAACGGTAGCTTGGTTGTATGTAAACTCAGTAGAAGCCAAGCTGCGTAGAGACAAGAGAATCTCTTGGTCAATTTCAGCTGTAATTTCTTGAGCCAATGCTGCCATGATTTCGGCTTCAACGTCGATACCATGCATAGCTTGTGCGTCTTGAGCAGATTCAAAAGTCCAACGAGCTTGCAACTTACGAGTCTTAGCTTCAACAGCTTGCTTCAAGATTTGGACGGAAATTTGCTTACCGCCGTTACCTTCCATAACTGCTGTAGAACCACCAGTGTAAGATGTAGCTGTAGCTGTGTCTCTTGGTACTGTAGAGTATGCAGTAGCAATAGTGAATGGGCTCAATGCTTCTTGACCAGCGGATACAGAAGTAGCTGCTGCTGAAGAGTCAGTCAAGCTCTGTGCGTAACGAACACGCAGAGTGTGGATTTGGCCAACTGGACCTGTCATTGGCTGAACGCCTACCAATTCGTTAGCGATAACGGTTGGCATAACACGACGGATAACTGGAAGGATAACGCGGTTCAAGGTAGCGATGTTACCTGCTGCTGTAGATCCAGCAGATGCGTTTTCTTTCAAGTACTTGCGAGTGTTCTCTAAGATAACACTCATGGAATTGCGACGGGTACCGTTCAAACCTTCGAGCAATGCTTCTTTGGTTTCGCCCCAGCGACTTTCTAACAATGGTTCTGACATTTAAGTCTCCTAAAAATTTAAATTACAGTCCAGCCAGACGCTTGAGGTCAATCACATTGCTGCGATCTTCTTGATCAACGTTTTGGGTAGGAACAGTCTTATCACCAGTAACTGCGGACACGGATTCTGTGATTACTTTTGAGGCTTTCACTGAACGGTCTTCCAACACTGCTGGTAGATATTTTTCGAAGGCGTTTTTCAAACGAGGTGTTTGAACGCTCTCCAGCAAATTACGCATGACATCTTGTTTGTCCTTGTTCAAGGGAGCTAACAACATATCCATTGTGCTTTCACGCTCATTGGATTCTTTGATCATACGCAGTTCGCGTTCTTTACTCTCCACAACGACTTTCGCACGTTGTGTGAGTTTGATGGCCTCAGCCAATTGCTTGTCTTTATTTTCTAACATGCTATACAACTTGCGAACTTCGGCTTTCTCATTGAGATGAGTAGCACCAAATTCACTAGCGTATGCTTCAAAAATACGACGACCAAAATTGTTCTCACGAGCAACTTTGATATCTTCTTGCAACTGATTAAGTTCAGCCTTCAAGTGACGGCTAACAGCTTGGCTCATTTTATCAGCACTTTCGCGAACGAAACGTGACTTCAATGTTTCAAGTTTTGCACGGGCTTCACGGACTAGACGTACTTTGGTTTCCACCACATCACGCTTGTCAGCTGCGAATTCTTGGATTTCGCGGGCCAATGCATGCACCATAAAGTTCTCAAGTTTATTGAGACCTTCGGTGTGCATTTTGCGGTCTTTACGCAGTTCGCTAATTTCTTCAGCAAGTTTGGTCACTAAAAAGCTATTAAACTTTGTAGCTGACTCATTCATCTTGTGTTGAAATTTAACGCGGTCTTCAGCAAGTTGTTGCTTTTCAGCTGCAACTGCTTGGATCTCTGCGGCAAGGCCTTCTGTTACCATCTTGTCAAGGGCTTCCACCATTACTGACTTATCGTGCTCATAGCGGTGTGCGAACTCTTCACGTAGTTCTGCACGAGCTTGTTCACGAGCTTCACTTAGCTTGGTTTCCCAGGCTTCGTTAATCTCTGTACGAGTTTCCTCGGTGATCAAGTTGCTATCTAGCAATGGTTTGATTGCATCTAACATTAGTAGATTCTCCTTAGATTTTAAGTTCTCTGATGAGTTTTACAACTTCATTCTTGAGATACTTTTGCACTTTGTTGTCTTGCCCAGCTTCTTTTGCTACTTCTAGTAATCTGTGACCGTATTTCATATTCATCATACTTTCATAGATCGCCTTTGGATAAGCGTTTGGAGCGCTAGGTTGTGCAACTACATCGATAGTGACTATTTCAAAGTCACTTACATGTCCTGTTCTATCGTCAACGTTTCCAGAACCGCGGCTTGATACACCTAACTTAACACCAGATTGCAGGAGAGTTTTAATTAACTCTCCCATTGGTGTTGGTAAGATCTTGAGCTTGCCGCAGCCTGCTTCGCCATCCATCCACATGTTTTCAACGCTGTGGCACACACGATCCAGATTGATCTTTAAATCATCTGGATGGTCAACTTCACCTAACACTGAGTTACCTTCTCGGATTTGCTCATTGATTGTGTTAACAGCTTTGCTAATTTCATGCAATGGATAGATTCGTTCATTTGCATTGCGCTTGTTGCCTTCAATACAAATGCCCTTAAGATAGAGATTCTTACCATTGCCATCAGGACGCGATTCCTCGAGCACCTCAATATTGGCTTGATTAAAGGTAAGTTGTTCTCTTAGAGTTTTCATTGCTGATTAGCTCTTAGCAACTGGCGATTTAGTGTTAACACCAGAGGCTTGGCCTAGGTGTGGCTTGGTAGCAGGCTTTTGGCCTTTCATGCTAGCACCAGCTTTGTTTTGGAAATCACCAATAAGGTCTTTAGTAGTGTTGCTGTATGCACTAGTATCGTGCTTACCGCCCATTTCACCACCTGCGTGTACTGGCTTAACGCTATTGCCAATTGGGCCTTTTGCGCCTGCATTGGCTGCTACTGGGCTTTTGGAATATGCGCCTTGCTCACTAGTAACTGGCTTTGGTGCTGCTTTTAAGCTCACAGCTTCCATCATACCCATCTCTTCTGTGTCGTCCATTTCAATAGCGTCGCCGCCTTCGTCTGGACCCATCATGTCGCCATTTCCGCCCATGTCGTCGTTGCCACCCATTAGGTCTTCAAATTCGGCCATTAACTGGTCAAGTTTGTCTTCCAAATTAAGAATGTCATCTTTGGTAGCTGCTTCGTCGCTGCCGCCCATGTCGTCGCCCATGTCGTC